GGTGCCGCTAGTCACCGAAGTTACAGTGAGAGTGGTTCCAGAAATTGAACCAACAAAAACTGCTGTAGAAGAATTGGCGACGCAATCCATGATGCGTGACGCGGGAACATCAGTTCCATTGGCAATTTGTGGCCAAACTAAGTTAGTGTTTTGAGTAAACGTTAGTGCGTAGTATGATACGTCTGTTGGCTCAACAACAGTTCCTGTAAACGGTGATACGTATGTTGGTGTTGTCATTTGTTAGGGTTCCTGAACTGATGTGTTGCGATCTACGCGACGTGTTGAGTCTTCTTTCTTAAGCGCTGTAATTGCGTCTGTGTAGTAGCCCTTCCACATTGGCAATTTGTCAAGCGCTTTTAAGTAGCCTTGAGCTTGCACTAAGGTGCCATACAACATGGCCTGTGGTGCAATTGTAGTCCACAAGTTTTGTTGATTTTCTGCGTCTAAGGGTTGGATCTCTGCGTAGTAGATAATTTCTACTGGGTATTCCTTGTCGGGTAATGGTGCAAAATTCCAATGGTTATAATCATACTCAGCGTAGTACAAAGGCACACCGCTGTCTGACTCCGATGCGTATTGTGACACATAGTCTTGACTACGCAACAAGATAGGCTGGCCATTTACTTTCATGGACACGGTCTTGCGCCATCTTGCTGGTTTATCTAATACGTTTTGGTTCTGTAGTAGGTTTGTTTCCACCACAATAAGCTGCATGTATGTCTTTAATTCAGCGGCGATATTAGACTCAGCCAACGCGATCAAATTAGGGATCTGCGCTATAAAGTCTGGGTCATCACGCTCCATGAATTGTTGTACGTTCAGCACGAGGCTGTCAAATGTCATAATAACGGAAATTTTAATTCTCCCTGTGGAATGTATGACCTTTATGTGTAAGGTACTTTGGTTTTTTATTTACGCATGCGTTTACATTTGAAGGGGTAAATCCAGCGGCTTTTAATTCTTTATCTCCACAAAATTTTAGTTTTACTCCGGTTACAATATTTGTGGCAATTGTATACCCCTTAAAGTTTGGGTTTTTGCTACCAGTCCTAGCTAGGATTCTTTCTTTACTATATGGTTTACTGTTTGCTGTTTTAATAGCTAATATTTGCTTTTCAGATAATGGTTTACCGTACCTAGGATTTTTATCGCCACGCATATTTTCAGAACTTTTTTCTTTTGCAATTGAATATGCTCTAGAAGTCATTTTATGAAAATTAGTCATTCCATTTACAGCATGCCACATTTTACCACCATGTATTTTAGCTAAAAGCAAATGTGCCAAACAATGTTCCCTTGCAGTTAAATAGACTAAATTATCCCTATTATTTGACCCACCTAAAGCCTTTGGGATAATATGGTGGGATTCAACATAACAATTCGGTTTATCTCGATGTTGTGCCCTTTTAATGAGATTATTGTATATAATCGGGTAATTCATATTATCGCGTATAATACCCTATGTTCGGCTGCAAGTAGATAGGAGACTTGTCACGCTCTTCCCACTCTGCTTGTTGCAACCATTCTTTATATTGTTGTTGCAAGTATGTCAATCTTCCTGTATCTACACCAGGTAATTGTAGTGCCAATTCATGGTTTAACCATGCTTGCACTGCAGCAATCCAACGATTGGGCAAATACAATTGATTTGTTAAATTGCCTACATCCATAATTTGTGTTTCGATAATTAATTGGAACACTTGGAAGTCGTTACTTGGGATAGGCCACAAGTACATAGAAGGTGTAATACCACGATCAAACCAGTACTGCAAAGAGCGTTGGCTCGAATATTGTTTGTTTGGTAGTTGCCAGTAGTCATCTCGGTTTAATCTAGCAAGAGGAATATCTTGCTGAGTGTATGAGAAAACAACTTGGCGTAAAGAGAATGTTGGTGCAACAGTTTCTCTAATTCTGTAAAATAAATACGCTGGAGATGGGTCAATTGGGAAATACGCCCATTGCTTGTCAGATAGTGTAGTTGTTGGGAGTGTTTCTGCTGTTGTCCATGTGACACCATCGTTGCTCACCTCCAATACTAAGTTGTATGTTGCTGTTCCACCGCCCGCAACATACGCATTAAAACCTACTTGGAAAATGCGTTGTGCTGTAGTGTAGGCACAACCAAACCAATTTTCACCTGTAGTAGATGTTGCGTGGTTATTTAGATTGCCAGTAAACAACGCTGGAGCGTCGTGATTGTCTAGCGGTAACGCTTCGGCAATTTGTGGTGTTACCAAGTAACGCCAATTAGCCTCACGAACATCAATAGTCTCGGCAGGCAGTTCTAAGACAGTTTGATCTGTAACGGCGCCAAGGATGAGGTTCTTTAGCATCCATAGGTTAACGCCGCGGTTAGAAAGGTTCATCAGAATGTAATACAACGCCTGTTTAGCGGCGTTGATATATTCTGGTGTCTGTTCTTCTGCGGTTTTACCTGCTGCACGAAAGGCATACTCTATGAGTTGCCCTACCGTGATTTGAGTTTGGTTTGTGGTATTAGAGTAGGCCACGAATTATCTTCCTCGACCAGCTGCCTTTTTGGTCACTTTGTTGGGCAATTTATTGGAGGCCGGACCAGCTTTTACAAACTCTTTACCGACCTTTTTAGGTATACCAATAGTGCTCTTACCTGCCGCAGCTGCATACATAGCGCCTTGTTGAGCTTTAGATTTAATTGGCATATTAGGCACCAAAAATTCTTTTACGCATTTTAACAAATGGATCAGAATCGTAACCAGAACCGCTTGATGGTTTTGGTTTAGGAGCAGATTTAGCAGAAGCTACTTCTTCTCCAACGCTTTCTGTTGCATCATTGTCTACTGAGTCAGAGCCGCCTTCAGCCATTTTCTTTACTGACTTGCCACCACACAACTTAACAGGTTTTTCTTCTTTTACTTTTTTGATGTTGTCTTTATCACCAGCGGTTTTCTTAGCTTCGTAAACGTTTGTTACTTCTCCGCCTTTTTTGTACGCGTCTGGGCCTTTAGCGCCAGAAGGTGTTGCAGCAGCTTTACCGCTTTGTTTTGATTTGATGTATGGGTCTTTATGGCCTGCTGGCTTAGACTTTTCTTTCTCTACGTCGCTTGCTCTAAAATTAGGCTTTTCGGAGCCTTTAGAAGGTGCGTCTGCTTTTTTGTCTGCAGTAGGTTTTACTTTGATATATCCATCTTCGTGACCGGCTTTACCTTGTTCACCAGAGATTTTACCGCCAGCTTTGTATTTTTTAACTGTGCCTGTTTCTTTTTTAGCGCGACCGCCTTTTTTCAACTTAATTTCAGTTGGCTCACTTTTATCGTGTTCTGCTTTATCATGTTGTTTGAATGCTTTTTTGATGATGGCTTTATCTTGTGCTTCATCAATCTTTCCGCCTTCTTTTTTCTTCATACGACCGCCGCCGCAGTATTCGGATGCCACTGATCCACCAGTTTTAAATGCCTGCATTTTAGGCAGTTTCTTGAAGTCTTCCATGATATTTCCTCGAGGTTAAAATGATTAAATAGGAATGATCGGTTCCTAATACTACTTATGCACAAAAAAGGGCACTTAAGCCCTTAGATTTGTGTTAAAAACAGCGCCCGTTCTTTCTTTCTACGGGACACTAATTCAATGGGTTTATTCCAGTTTAGAATGGCGTCTGCAGCTTTTTGATAGTTGCCTGCATTTAGATTTTTTACAACCTCGGACTTAGCAAAGTTGCTTGCTCCAATATTAAAACAAAGGCTATACAGAGCGTCGTATTGGTTCTGGTTAAGGGGAACCTTTACATTGGCTGTGATTGCGGCGTCACACTGGCTTAAATCGGCTTTGAACAGGTTAAATACTTCTTCATCTGTTAAAGTGGCTTTAAGTAAGTGAGGCTCGTCTTCTTTAATTAAATGACCAACACCAATCGTCCAAAGTCCTTTTGAATCTTTGTAGGCTGTGTTACGCTTTCCTTCAAATTGAGAAATTAGATCTTGAGTGGATTTTACAATGGCCATAAAGTTTACGTAGTATTTAAGTTGCCAAACCAAAGCAACACAAACACATATGAATACTAATAGTTTTCTCATTTTTACTCCTTTTTTTGCATAACTACTTATGCAAAATTGTGAGAATTATTTTAAAAACTCTTGCAAATCAATGAGTTGTTTGCTTAATTGGTTGTACTTTTCGTTGTTTTCGATGAGGATTCCAAGTAAGGTAGCTTGGTCAAGGGTTGAGGTTTGGCCATCAGTGCTGCTGGGGTTTGAGGTTTGACCATCGGCACTTGAGTTGAACACCCTGACGAAACCAAGACTAAAACTACACTGACCCCTATCAGTAACCATAGGAACTTGTCTTTGCAAATCGGCCACGTTGGTTCGTAGGAGGTTAATTTGCTCCACATATTGACCAACCAGCTTGTCACCTTTTGCTTGAATTGCATTCTTTTCCTCCTCGGCCACTACGGCCATTTTTTCTATTTTTGCTGTGTAGTGGTCTGATGTTAATTTGTATCCTGCGTAACCACCTACAGATAGGCAAACTCCAGCGCAAACCAAGTAGGTTGATGCGCTGCTCATCAGACTGCTAAATAAGTTACTTAGTATCGTTTTCCACACTGTCTGGCTCCGTATCGCGCTTTGCAAAGATCGCCACACCATGGGCAGCACTTATGATACCCATTGACTCAGCCAATTCTCTAAGACTGAAGTTAGTTGCGTTTTGTACTACCATATACACAGCAATACCACAGATTGTCATTAAGCAAATAGCCCAGGACCAACGCCCTAAATCGGGCGTGTGGTTATCTTTTCCTGTGGTCAATTGCTCAATAAAACGGTTCATTTATTTTGTTCTCTAAAGTGATCTAGCTTATCTTCAACTCGGTGAAGTGCTTTTAGTACTTCATCCCAGCGATTAGCAAAGTCATCCTTCTTCACATAGTTGTCCGCAAGGTGCGTACGGATGTCTGTTAGGTCATCTTTTAGATCCTGAACAGCGTTCCACAGTTCCTTGCAGAACCACCCAATTGCCACACAAATAAGAGGCAAAACCGTGTTTATGAGTGTTTGAACGTCCATTTTATTTAGCAGTCTCTCTAGCTAGGCGCTCTTTAGCTTGGGCAATTGCCATAGCGATGATTGGGTTTGTAGGAGCCTCTGGTGCTGTTTCAACAACTGGCTCTGGAGCAGCCTCTACAACTGGCTCCGAGGCTTTTTCAACAACTGGCGCTGTCGCTTCTTTAAGTGCCTCTAATTCTGCTTCAATTGATGATACAATTGCGTCTGTTAATGCCATGGGTTTTCCTTATACTGTTGGTTGTGGTTGATTTGTTGTTAAATATGTTCCATCCCAGGTGTATCCAATACTACCAACACCTGAAACTTGTAATGTATACGTGGGGGGTGTTGTGCTTGTGTCTTCCACCCAATTTTTAGCAGGTGTTGTTGATTGAACAAACATAAGATAGCCTGATGGAGTGGCCCATGTTTGGGTATTTCCATCCCAAATACATACATTATCAACAATATTTGTTGATTCATTTACCATGCAATAGTTTTGAACTGTCATATATTTACCTATTAGTATTCAAAAATAACAATGCCTTGACTACCACTACCACCATTAGATGTTGAACTAAAACCATCAGCACCGCCGCCACCACCACCTGCACCGTATCCAACAGCGGAAACGCCTGTAGCACTGCTAGAATTTGATCCTACACCACCAAAACCAAAAATGGATGAACCGCCTGTACCGCCATTACCAGTACTTCCAACAGTTTGAAAACCGCCTGTTTGCCCTTGAATATTAATCCCGCCATTTAAAGCGGTGCCTCCAGTTCCACCAACGCCAGTAGTTTTATTTCCACCACTACCCCCATTAGCAGTTAAAGTTGTAATTGTTTGAGTTCCTGATGCTACAGAAGATGTTCCACCATTACCACCATTACCGTTGTTTCCAAATGCCCCTGCGGCACCAACAGTAACGGTTAAAGTATTACCTGCCGTTAAACCTGTTAAATATTTAACAAGATTGCCGCCTGCACCACCACCGCCACCACCAGCGTTTGATCCACCAGTAGCATATCCAGAGCCTCCACCGCCGCCGCCACCAATAACAGTAACTTTTACTGTTGTTATGTTAGAAGGTATGGTAAAAGTTCCATTAGTTGTAAAAGTCTGCGTTCCACTCAAACCGCCGCCGCTGCTTAGTGTTGTCCATGTTGGGGCGCTTGATCCGTTGGATGTTAATACTTGGCCTGTTGTGCCTGCTGCTGAAATTGCATGTGCAGTTCCCGTGCCATAAACTACACCACCGGCTGTTGGTGTGGCTGTTGAGTTAGTTCCGCCGTTTGCAATAGGTAACACACCAGTTACGCCAGCGGTCAATGATACTTGACCCCATGATGGGGCTGCGCTTGTTGTCGCTAAAAGAACTTGACCTGTGGTTCCCGCTGCTGTGGCAACTGGTGCTGCACCAGCTCCACCACCATACACAACACCGTATTGTGTTAAAGCTGCAGAAGACGCCCAAGTTGATGCGCTAGAAAAATATGGAATACCACCAGATGTGCCAGCTACTGTAAGAGCCAATGTGCCAGATGTCGTGATTGGTGAACCAGACACAGAAATAATTCCACCGGTAAATGATTGGGCTACCGATGTGACAGTGCCTCCTGTGCTTGTAATTGTTGTCCATGAAGGAGCTGCACTCGCACCGCCAGAGGTTAATACTTGACCAGTCGTGCCATAGTTAGCTCCAGCGATACCTAACTGACCTGCTGAACCAATGCGGAAACGTTCTTGATTACCACCACCGTTAGGGTTAGTACCAAAAATAATGTTAGAGCCTGACGCGTTGTATGTTCTAATTTCTAGTGTTTGATCATTCGGGAAGTCAATGTCAGATTCATTTGCGCCAGAAAGGCTGAACATTGCAATAGGTGTATTGCTTCCGATTAAATTTATTTTTCCAGAACCACCACTACCACCAACGGATAATTGAGTACCATTAAATTGCAGATTCATACTTGTGCTTAACGCACTCGTACCATTGCCGTAGGGAACATATCCAGATGTTACGCTAGTTAATCCCGTTCCGCCGTTTGCTACTGGCAACGCTGTGCCTGAGTATGTAATTGCTAACGTGCCGCTTGATGTGATTGGGCTGCCGGATATTGATAAGAATGATGGCACCGTCGCCGCAACAGAAGTCACAGTACCTAAAGCACCGGCCTTGGTTGCTATAATTTGTACCGCACCGCCGTTGTCTTTATAGTACAGCTTGCCGTCTGTGATGTTAATAGCCAGCTCGCCATAGTTCAAGTTGCCGGCTGTCGGTGCCGCACTTGCTGTGTTGCTGTAATATAAACTAACGGGTGTGTAGCCGCTCTGTGCCATTGTTATTCCTTGTAGTATTCCAAGTTATTTATTAGTCTTTGGTTGTCTGGTTCTAGCTCTAACGCCTTTGTCCCAAACTCTATTGCCTTGTCTTTTAAACCAAGATTATAAGCGGCAATGGCTATATAATCATATGGCTTTGAGCCCCACACAGATGGATCCATGGTGTAGACTTCTTCTTTGTTCTTAATCTCCAACGCCCTCTCGGCGTTAGTCATGCACTGTTGCCATTCTTTTCTTTGGTAGTAAATCTCAGCTAACTCTACCCATGGCTCTCTTGTGTTTGGTGCTTCTTTGGTGGCCTTAATCAGCCACTCGGTTCCGTCTTGCCCCAGCGCCTCGTATGCCTTGCCCAGTAACCTCATTGCATAACAGCGTTCGTTTGGCCATGTGGCTTCTGGCATGTCTAGGTACTTGTTCAGCGCTACAACAGCGTCTAACCATTTGTTGTAAAAGGTCAGCTCCCTGGCGTAGTAAAAAGCGTTACGGGGACACCTTGGGTCCTCTGTCACAGCCAACTGAAGAAGGTCTAGGTATTGCCCTCTTGACTTGGTTGGATCTGGCTTATGCACAACCAACAACATGTCAGTTTGTGCGTAAACCTCTTTAATTCTTGCGTCTGGCACTGGGTACTCGTGACATGGATGGTGCCAGTGGTATCCGTTGCGGTGGTGTATCTTTTCGTAGTAGAAGGCAATACCTTGCCCCCAGTCAAACTTGTAGCGCAGTCTGGTGGTGTCTTCCTTCCAGACTCTCTCAATCTCTTCACGCCAGCCAGGTTGCAGTTCCTCGTCTAAATCCAAGGAAATACACACGTCATAGTCTGACGGTATTAGTGCTAAGGCGGCGTCTCTGGCCTTGTCAAACCTCCAAGGCTTAATGCTAATGTCATAAACCCTTGCGCCGTATGACATGGCCTTAATCTTTGTGTCGTCCGTAGACCCTGTGTCGGCTATTAAAATAAGATCTGCGTCTTTGGCCGATTTACAGAAGCGTTCTACAAACTGCTCTTCGTTCTTGCTAATTGCATATACAGCAATTTTCATAATTTACCTAAAATAATTATCCCTATAACTACTAATGCAAAAAACGGGGCAATTTAAGCCCTTTAAAATAGGAAAAAGAAGCCGGAGTTAACTGTGCCTCCTGGCCTAGATGTGAATATCCAGCCTGTGTTTCCACTGACGTTTGTAGAGTTATTACCAGCATACCAAGTTGTTGTTGCAGGAGTTACTCCGCTATCTTGAATACTTAGGTAATTCACATTGACATAACCACCGCCTGTCAGCACCATATTGGCTTTTGTGCCCGATG